AAAATGTTGAGCCACCTGAATAGGTGACCCAACTCTATAAATAATCACTTAGTTTAACCGCTTTTCAATATTGGAGTATATCTCCATACCTTCGTCAGTTTTAAACCATTGTGCCAAAGCAGAATAAGGGTGCTCGTCAAATGGCACGGTCATTAACTTTCTGTCATTAGAAGCCCAGTTAAAAGTTCTTTGATCTGAAGATAATTTTATTATACCCATCTCAGTTGCTCTAATGCCAAAGTTTCTAAGAATAACATTTTCATCATTAGCTAATTCTAAGAATAATTTAGGATTTTTCTTAGCATATAGTAACAAATCTCTTCTTAGCTCCTTAGAACTCATGTCTGAGACCTTAGATCCAATCTCTACTCTCATAATAGCCTCAGCCATATCAATATCTATAGATTTAGCAGCTGTTAGCGCTTCTATTTCCATTTCTAACACTTCTATTTCACTAGCAGCATTAGCTACTGGTTTTTCCTCATAAAACATTGAATCTCTATCCGGGTGATATAAAGAAAGTAGTTTTTGTAAAACTGTTTTTTCTTTCCCAACAATTAACATACCGTTTCTAAAGATAATATGTTCTAATCTTTGGTCTCCTTTCATTTCGTCTACAAACACTGTTTTTTGGTTTTGACAATATTTAAGCTCTCTTTCGTAGCCTTGCTCTTCATCAAACCAATGGATGTTTGCCGACTTTATAGATCTTGATAAAGGTTTTTTACCACCTTTCAATCTATATATTCTGTCTTTCATTTCCCAACCATCATTAAGAGTTTTGTATTTTTTCTCTACTCTTTTTGGTTTTTCTTTAACGACAGGTGTTTCTTCAATAGCTACTTCTTCAACAGCTATTGGTTTCATTTCGTTAGTAGCTTTTACTTCAGGTGCTACTTCAACCTTCTTTGTTTGCTTTTTAGCCATAATATAATATAATAAAAAATTAATAAAAAACTACCCCACCCGAAGGCAGGGTAGTTTGAAAATCAGTATTTCTACTGCATTAACATAAAGTTGTTAGCACCTTGAGTAACTAAACATCTTTCTGATAAGTAGTGAACTTGCATTGCATCAAGTGCAGATGTAGTAGCACCTACAGAACCAGTAACCCAAGTTTTCATTTTTCGGTTATCAGTTTGAGAAGCTCTATAACGTACGTGTAAGAAAGGACGTTTCATGTTCTTTCCTAAAGCTTGATCATAAACAGAAGATACACCAGCTGGTATAATCATACCACGGATAGCTGCGCTACCTGCTCTATCATTAATACCACCACGAGTAGAAGCATCGTTTAAGTATTTCATGTCAGACTTATAGAAGTCGTAAGATCCTCTACGGAATCCAGAAAAACCTAAGTTTAATGCCATATCTTCAGAGTTGTCGAATACTCCGTAAGAAGTACCACCAGCACCGTAAGAATTCATAGAAGCTAACATATCGTCAATAGCCAAGCTTGTAGCACGGTTAACGAACATCATGTTTTCTTCAATAGCACCTTGACGATCGAATTCAGCTAAGATAGCGTCAAATTCAGCTAAGTCAGTAGCAGCGTTAACGCCTGTAACACCAGAAGTAACATTACCTCTTGAGGTGATAGCAGCGAATAAACCTTCAGTACCAGCGTTAGTGCCAGCATCAGCAGCGCCTCTAATCTGACCGTTATCACCGAAACCAATTAAAGATGCAGCAACTGTTCTCTCAGCTTCTAACATAGACATCTCTAAGTAATCAGTGAAACGAGCACGAGTATCGCCCTCAGCTTTCAAGTACCAGAAGTAACCGTTTTGACCTTCTTCGCCAGAAACTTCAACCCAACCAATTTGAGAAGCATCAGATCCAGAGATCTCGTAGTAATCCTTCATTATGATTGGCTTGTTAGAGTAAGACTTGAAAGTAGGTGTTAAAGCTGTTCTTTTGTCAGCTTCAAAAGTACCAGTGTTATCAGTGTATTTCTGACCTTTACCGTACTCAGAACCTACAACTAATAATGTTGCTGTACCATCAGCTAAAGCTGAAGCCGCTGAACCGTAAGGCTCAAAGCTTACAACAGCAGATTCTGGAGTTTCAACGATTAACGCTCTCTCTACAGTACCAGCTTGTGCAATTAATACAACGTCGTTAGTTCTAATACCGTGACTAGCCACAGCAAAACCATCACCAGCAATATTTCCGTCAATGTCAGATACTACAGTAAAAGTACCGTTAACATCTCCATCAGCATCAATAGTTCCGATATAAGATAAGTGTAAACGTGATTGTTCAGACCAGACAACTTGATCAGATGTCATAGCCTCTTCAGCACCTACTTGAGCAAGAAATCCTGAGATAGTTCGGTTTCCGAAAACCTCAGCTTCTTTTTCCATAAGTTCTGGTAAATATTGTTGCGCCCAGTCGTTTCCTGCACCAGACGTAAAATCGATATAGTTGCTAGCAAGTGTTTGTTGCTGCGGTGCAGCTACACTATTTAACAACGGTCCATTAGTAATTGGCATAATTAAATGTTTTTAAAGTTAAATTATTTTTTGTTTTTAATTTTAAACTTAAAATCATTGGAATTTTCACCTAACACTCTAACTTTTAAGCCGCCAGCTTCTATTTCACCATGAGCCTGTCTTGGCTTCATGTTTACATTTTTGCTTTTTGCAACACTCTCCTTGAGAGCATCTGCTTTTCCTTGTTCGTAAAAGTGTTTTGCAACAGCGTCAGGATTCATTGCTGTAAATAAAGATTTGTGATAACCCTTAGCATCTGACATCGTATTATCTTCTGCCAAAAACTTTTTGACAAAGTTATTGATGTCGCTTTGAGTATCTTTAACCTTTTCAGCATCCTTTACGTTAAACCTATACTTTTTTTCTCCGACGCTATATTCAAAACCTTTGAACTTGTCGTTAAAGACTTCATTAGTCTTTTTGTTAAACTTAAGCTTAGCGTTTTCTGCTACTTTTTCATTCTCCTTTGATTCCTCGTTATATCGATTAAAGAAGTCCCAAGCTTTTTGCTGTTCAGCTGTTAAGCGTGATCCTGCTTTAATCTCATCATAATATTTAGACTTTTGCCCGTCTAAGTAGGCTTTAGCACTGGCAACTTGCTCTTTTAGCGCTATTTTTTTCTTTTTAATATCTTTTTCATCGTCTACTTCTTCATCAAAGTTAAACTGATCTTCAATTAAAAAATCTATTTCATCAACCGACAGATGCGGTTTTGTTACTTTATAGTACTCTGTTAAAGCAGTTAAATTGTCTAACTCAGAGTAATCTCTATTTAAATCAACGTAATCTTGAAGAGAACCACCGGTTTCTTCCATAAAGTCAATTAACTTTTGGATATTCTCAGGTAGTTCTTCTCCAGTCTCTTTAGCTTCAGATACAGCCTCTTGAACTTCTTCAGCAAGCTCTTTAACTTCCGCTGTTGATTCTTCTGTGATCTCTTCTAAAACCTCTTCGAGTTCTTGTGTTTCTGCTTGCGGTTGTACGTCTTCTTGCTTATCCGCGGCATCGGTGTCTTCATCGCTTCCAACCACTCCTGCGTCGTCAGTTCCACTTCCATCAACTTCAGGTTCTGTTGTTTCTTCTTGGGTTTCATTATTATTTATTGGTTTACTTAAGTCAATCTTAATAACGCTGTCGTCTCCAGCGGATTCAAATTTACTTTCGTCAACTGCTTCAACAGTTTCTTTTTGTGTAGTTTCTTCAACTACGTTTTCATTTTCTTCCATAATATAAAATATAAATTAGTAATTATCTAGGGTCAAATCCACCTAAATCAAATCCACCAAGTGTATCATTACCTGCTGATTCAAACTTTTTAGGTGAACTACCTGTTTTCCTTTGGTCTATAAGCTCACTTTGTTGAGAGGCCTGTATTTTGGTTCTTTCGTCTTTCCTATCTTCTTTCTCTTTTTCTTTACCTTTCAAAGCTTCAACTTCCATTTGTCTAAGCTGCATGTTCATTTGGAACTCCAATTGCATAAGATCTTTTTTTACCTGAGCTTCTTGATTTAGCTTTTGAGCATCTAATTGACCTTGCAGTTGAGCTAGTTGAGCTTTTGATTGTGTTATAGCTTGATTTTTTTGAGCTTCAATCTGAGCTGCGTTTTGAGCGGCTTTAGTATTAGATTCTGTTTGTAGTTGTATATTTCTTTCTTGGATTTTTTGATCTCTTTCTTGTTTTTCTTTTCTTCTTATTTTTAAAAGCTTATTAGCTAAGGTCGTATTTCTTATTTCGCGTATATCTATAGCATCTTCAAGATCTATGTTTTGTTGAGATAAGGCAACTTGTATGTTATTTTCAAGCATAGCTTTTTCTTCCTCGTCAGGTGCTAATTCTAAAAATATACCAAAGTCATATAAGTGAAGACTACTCATCTCTTCTAGTGTAGCTACATTATGAGCTCCTATAGCTTCTATAAAAGCGTCTTTAGTTGGAGAGTACTCTATTACGTCTGATATTCTAAGAGATAATGATTCAGCTACATCCGTAGAAAGAAACAGTCCAGCTTGCAATATATGTCTAGTAGCAGTATTACTGTTTGCCGCTGCTAGTTTTTGAATACCAACCAACGCATTTTTATCAGGCGTACTACCATCTCTCGCTTCGTTAAGGCCGGTAGTATCACGTATCATTTGTAAGTAATAGTTGTAGTTACCTATAAGAGCGTTTATTTTATTACCACCAGAACCACTCGTTATTTCTTGAATAGGAACTTTTCCAGGATTCATATCTCCATCAGCAGTCATTGATCTACCAATAACAGAACCCGTTTGGAAAAACATGTTTAAAGCTTCCTGAGGATTATAGTTTGTTCCGTTGCCAAGATCAACTTCTGCCAAACCGTCAGCATCAAGATAAACACCATCA